ATCTTTTTTAATAGAATCATCTAGCCTTTGAAAATTTTGCCTAACTTGTCGTTCAGCTAAATTACGAGTAGCGTCTAAACGCTCCCGCCTTCTTTTTTGAGCCTGTCCTAAACCAGCACCAGAACCTAAAGCACGTTTAGAAGATGCTAAAACACGCTGAACAAAAGTTCTTCCTTCAATATTTAATTCTGCTTCAGCAAGTTCTGCTGTTGCTTTTTTCTTACTTGTAAAACGTACACTTCCATCAGGCAAAACTTCTTCAACAGTGTCTTTTACATTTGGGTTATTTTTTATACCCTTTCTAATTTCTTCAAGTTTAGTTTCTCTAGCTTTTTCTAATCTTTTCTTTGCTGCTCCTTTTGCTTCTCCAAAGCCCTCTTCTATTGGAATATCTACAATTACATCTCCATCAACCTCTACCTTTTGTGAGGCTACAGTAATCTCGTCATCTATTTGCTTTGGCACCTTACTCATAACAACAGTTGTTGATGGTGCTAATTGACCAAGAGCTTCAGCTTCAGCTTCAGCAAGTCTTTCTGCACGTACGGCAGCATTACCAACTTTTTTACTCATACGTCTAGCAGCCCACTTAGATAGCCCAAAGTTAGCGGCACCGCCTGTAAGACCACTAGCTAATGTTACCATAGCTAGTCTTCCGTAATCTATGTCTCCTACTTTTGATAGCTCACGCGCTTCTTCAGAAGACATACCTTCTTCAAGATATCTTTCATATACATCATTATCATATACTCTACCAAGATTTAAATCTAAAGACTGATCTGCAAGGTCCATAGCTGCACCATAAGCAGCACCACCTGCAAAACCAGTACCAGATGTAGTAAGAGCTACCTTTTTAGCTGAGTCTTTAACTACCTGCTCTATAAGTTCTTTAGAAATTTCTTTAGACGCACCTGTTTTAATTATTTCTTCAGCCGCTTCTTTTCCTATACCTTTTTCAATTAGTTGCTTTTTTATTTGATCCTTCAATGCAAATCTAGCAGCTACTTGTACACCTCGTTGACCTGCTATCTTTGCAGCAGTAGCCGTACCGCCTGTAGCAATTGCAAAAGGAATAGTAGCTAGTGTAGTAGGATCAGTTGCTACGTATCGTAACGATCTCCAAAAAGAACCCCAATCATTATCTGTATCATCGTACATATCCATAGAATCTACTAAAGCTTTTTTAGTAGCATCATCCATGTCTTTTACAGAAAGAGCAGTTGCCCCCATATTGACAATATCATTGTTAAGTTGGGCATGTCGGCGCTTAAACCATTCGGCAAGGCTTTTATCAGAGCCTTTCCAATCTTCACCTTCTAAATGCTGATGAAAAGTTTTAGCATTTTTAATCCATTCTCGATTAGTATCAAGATCATCCATAGTATATGTAGGCTGATCGGAAGGAGCAGCAACAGGTTGAGTAACAGGCTGGTCAGTAGGTTGACCTGTTACAGTCTTCCCTAAAACAGCATCTATTTTATCTTGATAAAATTGCCTTGTATTTGGTTTTGACTCAACTACATTGTTTAAAGGAACAGTAGGTTGAGTAACAGGCTGGTCAGTAGGTTGACCTGTTACAGTCTTCCCTAAAACAGCATCTATTTTATCTTGATAAAATTGCCTTGTATTTTGTCTTGAAGACATAATCTATACCTACTTTGGTTTTACTTGATTTAAATACTCAGCTAAAGCTTTGTCAAACATTTCTAGTGAAGCTCCAAAATCTCCGTTATCTTCATAATCTTGTAAAGCTATATCTACCAAAGCATTAATTTTAGAACCTCCCTCGTTACCAACAACACTGCTATCAAATATTATCGCTCCGTCTGGACCAGCGTCTGCAAGAATCGTTCTGCCTATAGCATCATTTAAAAAACCTCTAAACTCATTTCTTTTAAGTTTTGTTGTACCAGCAGCCTTTGCTTTTGCATATGCCTCTTCAATTTTAAGACCTAATTGAAGATTTTCTAAATACTCTTTTCTTAGTTTATCAGGAAGTGCTATAGCTCGTTCAAGTGCTGCTGCATCACCTCTAATAAACTCCATAGCCTGTGCAGTTTTCTTATCTAATCCTGATATGGCTGTTTCAAACAACATATCTTCATTAGCATCTAAAGCAGTAGCTAAGTTAGAATCAATTTTTCTTAGTTCTGCTTTATTGCTTTTAATAGTTTTTTGTCTTGCCTCAATGCCCATACCAAGACCAGCGGTAGCAGCACCTAGTAACCCTGATTCAGCATAGTCTGGATTAACTAAGGCAGCAGCAAGATTAGATAGGATAGAAGGATCGTAGCCTTTCAAAGCTTCTCTAGATTTATCTGCTTGTTCTCTGGCAAACCTTTCTTTACTTTCTATTCTTCCTTCTGTTAATTCTTTACGAGAATCAAGGTCTGCCTGTAAAGCTTTTTCTTGTCTTTGTTGTGTAGCTCTTTCTCTTTCAAGAATACTTTCAGGCGTAGTTCGTGAACCTGTAGGAGCTTCTGAAATAAGACTTGCAGCCGTTGGCATCCCAAGAGCAGTTAATCTACTAGCTATAGGTTTAACAGTATATCTAGGATCATCTGTTACAGGCTGTGTAACTTTCTGCTGTTCAATTGCTTCATCCAACATATTTCTAATATCTGCCTGTTCTTCAGTATAACCACCCATATCACCACCTTGCTGTCGATATACAAGATCAGACAAACCACCACCCTTTTTAAATCCAAAAAGATTTTTAGTGCTAAAACCTGGACCACCAAAAGCAGCGCCACCACCCATACCATAAATGTTAGCTGCTGATAGACCAAGACCTAACAACTGTTGTCCAGTACTAGGCTGTGCTGCTCCAGATGTTACACCTGTACGAGTTGTTTGTGGCATACCACTAAGAGGATTAGCATAAACAGTTCCAGAATACTCTGCCAAAGCAGCTTGAGGTTCACCACGTTCTTCAAGAAATCTAAAGTAAGCTTCATCTAAAGCTTCTTGTGCCAGTCCTCTGCGATCTTCACCAACCTGTGCTAATGCTCCTTGTTCTGCTAAACCAGAGGCAAACATAGCTGGACCTGCTTTTGCAAGTTGTCCAGCTTGACCAGCTTCTCTAGCTTTTTGAGCATTAAATTCTTGACGCGCTCTATCATATGCAGACTGTAAACCTTTAGCTTGAATATCTCCAAGACGCTCTGCCTGTGCTTCACCAAGTAGTGCAGCCTGTACTCCAGCGCGAGAACCAAGGCCACTCATACCACCAGCACGTACCGCTTGCTTTTCAAACTGAGGTAAGATTCTACTTTCAAAATCTTCCTGTGCTTTACGTTTTTCAATATCAATAACTGCTTGCTGATATGGATTCATATACTCTTGTGCAGTATCAGCCGTAAACTTTTCACCCATTTGACGAGTAATTCCAAGTGCTTCTTCTTGAAGAGGCGCAGACGTTCCTACAAGAGCCTGAAGACCAGCTTGAGCATCTAATTCTTGTTGAGTAAACGGAGCAATAGTAGCTCCTTCATATGGAACGTAGCCTTCAGCTACGCGATCTGAGTAAAGACGCTGCGCTTCCTTTACAATTTCTTCAACTTGCGGAGCAATTTCAGAAGGTAATTTTGATGCTACCTGAGTTGTAGTTTGTACTGGATCGCTTCGCCTACTACCAAACAGTGAAGATAAAAAACCCATTGTTATGTCCTCTCATTTATTGCAGATGTTAAAGAAGCCAACCCATTAATTTCATTAGGCTGTTTAGTATTTCCATAAGCATCTTTACGAATATCTTTTACAACATTGTCCATGATGTCTGCTCCCTCCGCTGCATTACCATTTCCTAATGCTGCCATTGTATGACTATCAATTACATACTCAGACGGGCTAACCGCCAATGTTCCTACTTGTTTAGGATTGTTAAGTGTTCCTACTTTATCACCCATAGCACGTTCAATAATAGGCATAAATATATTATCTTCCATACCGCCGCCATCTCCAGCAACCTGACCAGAAAACTCTCCTCCTGCTTTCAGTCCCATAATACCACCACCATACCTAGCATTAAATTGCATAGGATCAGCATCTTCCATTGCCGCCATTTGCATAAATGGTTGTGCAGCTTCGGTGCTGGCTAAACTATATTGTGTTTCTACTGCTTCAGTTAAATCTACTCCTGCATTTTCAGTTAATTTTTCTAAAGCTTTAGCAGCTAAAGAATCCCCATCAGGTAAAGTAGCAGTAAGAATTTCATTTACATTTTGCTTTACATCTATTTTTTGTATAGGCATATCAGTAGACATAGGAACAGGTACAGGAATAGGAGCCTGTGTATTCATGGGTGCAGCAGCTAGTCCAGAAGGTGCTTGAGGAGCCATAGGAGCTTGCACAGGAGCCGCTGGATTAGGCATACCTGTCATAGGGTTAGGCACACCTTGCGCTACTCTCATGGCTTCCATAGGCTGTGCATTAGCCATATTTCTAAACTTCATAGCTTGATCTACTGGCATGTTCATTTGTTCTGTCCATAATCTGATTCAGGAGAACCTAAATAATTATTACTATTATACTGTATTTTCTTTATATTCCCAAATGTTTGGTTCTTTTCATTTAGGTGGTGCCGAGTAGGATCAATAAATTGACCTGTATTAAGGTTTCCAAAATACGTACTAGCATTAACTAAATTGAAATGCTTATCTAATTCAGATTTTGCCATGATGTCTCCGATCCTAAACTAACATATCCTTTAAACTTACCAGAGCTTGCTGAATATGCTATATCACCCTTTCTTGGTCTACCAATTTCTGTTACTGTAACAACAGTAAAAATATTTGTAGATGGTTTACTATTTTCTTGTAGGTCTCTTGTATTTAACTCTTGTATTAAAACTGATCCCCATCTCTGAATACCATTATACATTTCATTAACGTCTGTAAAATAGCGACGTTTAAATAAAGTAGGGTATCTTGCCATTATCTTCCCCCATCTCCTTGGACAGCTAGTCTAATTGATCCCCATCTCCAACTAGCATTGTTTGAATTACAAGATACCCTAACCACCCCTTGCCTTCCTCGTGATCTCAAGTCAACCTTTTCAGTTGTTTCTGTTACGTCAAATTCTTTTGTAGTTTTTTCACTACTCTCTGGAAATTGTTTGGTAATAAGTTTTAGTTTAATTTTACCACCACTTAAATCAAAGTCAGGAATAAGTCTGCTCATATACATTAGAGCATTACCATCATCAATATCAAAATCACCTGACTCAACAAACGATGTTAGTGTTTCACCATTTGCGGTAAAGACATCAGTTGGTTCATTGTTGTATACCAAGTTACCACCAACCGTAGCACCAGTTGTAATTGTATTACCAAACACTTCTCTATCTGCAAAGGTAGTAAAGATCATATCCCCATAGACCCAGTACCCTTCATCAGGAGAAAAGATAACATAGCTATCACACTCAGTACTATCCTTAGAAGGATACAGCCAAATAATTTCTTTAAACTCAGAATTAATTCCAGCAAATACTTTATCGGTGTAGCTTTGATTTAACCTATCAAAAATAAATCTCCTTACAGTACAGTCTAATGTTTCTACCTGACCAGCAAAAGAATAGAAGTTATCACTGCCCATCCAGTATGTAACACCATTATAATCTATACACGCATGTTGCCCAACCAACCCACAGTTAGAACCTACTTGCTCAAAGTTAAAAACAAATGGTGGCCCTGCAAAGCTCATTGTCCATAGTGAGTTATCAGTCCAAATGTTAATAGCATTTTTTGATCTTACTGCACCTACAATTTCTGTACCATCTGTTAAAACAACTTCACCAGCAGTTGTACTAAGAGACGGAACCCAGTTTGTTCTGTCATCTTGATCTGACCAGCGCACCAACATAGGATCAAAAGGACCACTAATAGTTGCAGTTGCTACATATGAGTTACATCCCAGAGCAACTAAGTGTCTATCATTAGGAGACACAATAACAGAGTTTACACTAATAGGTGACGTTGTAACAGTTGTTGCTCGTTCAGGTGTTGTACTTGCATCACTGTCGAAAAAGAAAATATTACTACCTTTTCTATTTGCAACAATATCTTCACCCCAGTTATCAATGCTCCAGTTAGCCAGTGTTAGGTTAATATTACTAGCATCAGCAGAGGACGCAACATTCCAACCCCTGCCACTGCTCTGCTGATAAATCAAAGCAGTCATATTAATATCAGTTGTTACATCTCCGCTTGCACTAGCCGCTGTCTGCACACTTACAATAATCTGTGTACTTGCTACAGATACAATCGGAAACTGAGGACCGCCAACACTTACCGTAGTTCCAGCAGCGTTTACAATAAACGGCTTGGACAGTATTAAATTACCACCCACTGTAGCAGGGGTAACGCTAGTATTGGCTGGCTGAAAAACTACAAAGTCTCCAGCCGAACCGCCATGCGCTGCATCAGTTGAAACTGTAACAAGTGCATTACTACCAGTTGTTGTAATCTTACTAATTCCTACTGAAGTTGGTGCAGTTGCATTATATATAGCAGCCGAGTAACCAAGACCCTTGGTAGCCACTGAAGCACCTGTAGGAATATAGTAGTTAAATGTTGCATCTCCAGTTGCAGCAGATGTAGCACCCGCTGCCGCTGTTACATTAAATGTATAAACATTAGCACTAGCAACAGAAGCAATTGGATAGACGTTACCTGTCAGACTAACATTGCCACCAAAAACAGAAGCAGAAGTAAAGTATACATAGTCACCTGCCGTTCTTCCATGTGCTGTATCAGATACACATACTCTTGTTTGTCCTACACTTGTTCCAAAAACACCAGCTAAAGTTACAGTAGAAGTAATAGGAGTAATATCATATATCTGGTCTCCGTTCATTTCATAAAGTTTATCAGGTGTGCCAAAAACTGCACGAGCAATTCTATCTGAATCACGGTAAGCTCTTAAATCTCTAGCAGAACCATCAAAGGCTGTGCTTACTCTAGTCTCATAACCTCGCATGTTTTCAGGTTTACGCGCACGAAAACGTACACGGTTCCCATCAAACCATTTGTCACCTTCAGCAAACTGTGTGGTTTCTCTATGAAACCCTTGCTGAAACTCAAACTTTGCAAGCTTACTTGTCATTAGCGAGTCATATTTTTAAGCATTACTGCATCAATTGTAGTAGCACTTCTTGCAGTATAGAAAAGAATATCACAAGAACCAGAAGCAGAGGTTGCAGTAGGAACGGTGCCACCAGAAAATTTAAATACAGAGTTAAAGCTAACTGTTCTACCACCAGTAGCATCTTGAATTAAATAGTAGTGTCCTGTTTGACCAGCGCCCATGTTACTCGGAGCAGCCAAAGTTCTATTACCACCAAGAGTTACCAAGAAAATATTACCATCATTAGCATCTGAAGCAACAGACGCTGCATCAGTCAAAGTTGTAATGAAGGACTTTACAGCACTAGATACTTTAATCATTGCAGAGTCGCCATAGGCTACAGTTGCATTAAATGTTTTAGCAGCAGTAATAGTATCCGTAGCAGATACCTTTACATAACGAATATCTGCAAGAGATGTATCAGGAACATCTGTAGTACATACACCAACATTACGTACAGCAGCAGTTCCTAGTCCTAGACCAGTAGAGTCTAGTTGGAAAACAGATGTGCCATTAGTAAAGAAATAACCATTACCACTATTAGGAACAGTTACTCCAGTATTACCAGCAACTCGCAGAATAACTGCATTGCTTGAAGCGTTAGTTGATACTGCGTTTCTAATTGCATAAGTTTTTGAATTGTTAGGAATTAAAACAAAGATAGATGTGTGAGCAGTTCCTATTGATCCAGAAAACTGTATGATCGCAGACCTAGACTGATCTCCTGTTCCTTGGTTTTCTGAAAGTGTAACGGTTGCCGCACTGCCCAAACTTACTGTCGTATAGCCAGCGATAGCATCATCAACAAGACTGATAACACCGTCATTAAGAACTTGACCCCAAGTATTAGGATTATCACCATCACCTTGTTTTGTCAGCCTAATGTTTGTTGTATAAGTTGAGGCCATATTACGTACCTTTTCCGTTGTTAAGTTTTAATTTTGGAATTATAGTTCCTGTATGATTAGCTCCAGTACAAATTTTTCCATCAGGGGTAAAAAAAAGAATTGTAAAAGTATCCTTACCTCTATAAACAGTAATAGGAGTTCCTGCCGTAGTTACTCCTGACATAACAAATTCTTCATTATATTTTAGTATACTCTCTTCAATATCTTGAGCATCTTCATTAAAACAAAAAAGCTGTTGTGCCGATACTGGAAATACAAGCCACAAAGTTATTAGAATATATGTCAGTATAAATTTCATCTAAATACTCTCAGGCCAATCATATATTGGAGCATTACCAGTAGGAGTTCCATTACTATCTACAGGTACTACAAACAATGCTTGAAACTCATCCATTGTAGAACAGTTTGTAATTTTTGTTTCAATAGTTTCTGCTGCTGAACGAACAGCATTTCTATAGGTCTGTATATCAGATGGTATAGCTGTATCATTATCTGCTTTACGAATATATGCCCAATCAGTTTGTGATAAAAAACTACCCTGTATTTTTTTTATATCAGCAATATATTCTGTTTTAAGACCTAGTTCAATTCTTTCGTTACCATCACTATCAGTAAAAGGTGTATCATTTATAGGACGTTCTACTACAGTCCATTCTCCATTTAAGTTAGGACCACTAACTCTATAAAATTTTTCATCAGGTTTTTCTTGCACCATAACTTCAGACAAACTTATAGCAGCTTTTTCATCAGAAGACCAGACCATCCAATTACTAGGATGCTGAACACCATTATCATCAGTCCATGCTTGACCTTCTTTAATTACTCTGCTATTATTATATACCCACATAGTTTATTCTCCTTATCGGGCTGTTGCTACAGATATATCTGCACCACCAAAAGGCATTTCAGCAAAAGCCATAACAACATAAGTACTACCATCTGCATTTACATTTGAATCACTACTACGACATTTAAATCCATTAGCTAAAATATCTATGTAATCATTTGTACCTTCACTATCTTTATTATTTATATCAAGATCATTATTATCAGGATTTAATCCTACTCGTTGATTATCAATAATAACCCAATCACCAGTGCTATTAAATCTTTTTATAATAACACAAGCTGGTTTAAAACCAGTATAAATAAAAGCACCATCAGTGCTACCATTACCTGTAAACTTTGAAAATTTACTATATCCCTCAACTTCTGCAAAAGCATATGCAACATAAGTTCCACTTGAAGCATTAACAGCATTGTCTGTTCCAATACTAATAACACTGGACGTAGGTGCTGTAGTATTCCAATAACTAGATGAAGAAGCTTCTGCATCAGTATTATTAAGCTTTAAATATTTAGATGTACTAGCCAAACCTGAATGATATACAGCCCAATCAGCCGAACTGTCTCTGCGTTTAATCCAAACAACTGTTGGAGCAGTTCCTAGCCCATGTCCAATAGTAGCATTAGAGCCTGTTCCTGTATAAGTTGATACAGAAAATTTAGATGTAGAGTTTAATGATGTAGTAGTAGTATTAATTGATCCGTCTGTATTAGATGATCCTGCACCGCCTTGAGTTTTCCACTGCCACGCGACATACGTTCTACTTGATCCGTTAAAGTTTGGATCGGTGGTATCAAGATCAAAGCCGTCAGTTTCAAACGTGAGTTGCGCGGTGCCATCCGTATCTTCCGCAGCATCTTCATTAGCTTTAAGGCGCTGAGTTACTCCTCTAGCTACATCCCACATTACATGATTGTCGCCATTTGATCTAGGACCGATAAGCAACATATCAGGTTGAAAATTACCAGAGTTTGCATCATTAGTAATTGAGTGACCACTTGATCCATTACCTGTATAGGCTGTTGCGTTAAAATGTGCTGTTCCATCAATAATACTAGGAGCAGGTAAATTAGCAGAGTTTATTGCTTTAAATCCTGATGGTGGATCATTTTGAAAAGAGGACTGACCAAAGTTAGCAATTAATCTACTTGTTCCTATACCATAGTCAACCGCAACAGCAGGGGCAAATGTTCCTGAAATACTAGAGTATGCTTCGCCAGTTCCTCCCGCAGGATCGCCAGAGTTTTGAAAAGTTCCGTTAATGCTCCAGTAAATTTTACCATTATCCAAATCAAGAGCAACACCAATATACTGTCCTGCTGTAAAAGCACTACCATAAGAAGCAGCACTATTATTATTAATTTTTTGACCTGTTGTTGCAAAAGCATATCCTGTACTATCAGCAGAAAAGTTTGCTCCTGCTGATCCAGCAGTTATATCAAACTCAGTTCCAACAATTCCAATAAACTCACGATTAACTCCTGACTGTCCAAGAGAATCGGCCTCTACTTCCCAATACCATTTACCACTACTAACACCAAAAGTAGCTCTAATATCATTAGCTGAACCACTATTTGCATTTGCAATGTTTAAATTACCATCTGTTAATGTAACATTACTTCCTGTTTGAAAGTCAACTCTGTTTAGTGTTGGATAATTTAATGTTGGACTATCACTAACTTGATCTGCCGCTGCTAATCCTGATGATGTAAAATCGTTACCATTACCTGATTCGTCGTCTCCTAAATCAGAACTATCACGGCCATCAATATAAAAACCATTCGTTCCAAAACTGCCTGAGTATGCTATTGGTTTCCATACTCCATTATCATCAAACTCTCCAAAAGCTGTTGGAGCCGCTTGTGTTCCGTCAATCAAATACATTTCAGCTATATAAGCATCAATATAATTACTACCTTCTTTACCAATATTATGCGCTACATTATCATTAACATCAAAAGTAAAATTTTCACTTGGATCGTTTGAAGTAGAAAAACTGGTAACTTGCACACCATTAATGTAAATTTTAACACGATCTCCTGCCGTACTATCTGTAGTATCAACAGCCAAAACAATGTGCTGCCATGCTGTAGGATCACGAAAAACTTGAGTAGTTGCTCTTAATGTACTACCATCAATTAAGTATAATTTATCATCACTATCAGACCACCCAAACTCCGTGCTACCAGCTTGCAGTATTCTGTATCCACCGCTAGTACCACTAGCAAAGGTGTTTACTTTCCACCAAAAACTAAATGTCCATGTACGGCGATTAGACGAACTGTCAGGTGTTCTAGTTAAATAGGCGCTATCTCCCATTGTAAATCTAATGGATTGGTCAATGCTATAGCCAGTTGATTGTCCACCCGCACCCATCATTATGTTTTGAAAAACCATTTAATAGTCCTTTAACTATAAGCTTGTGTCATAACGGCCTGAATATTTTCAGCAGTACCATCACTTGATACAGAAAGAATAATATAATCTAGTCTATCTACAGCATCGTCAGTAGTTGAGAATGTAGGTGCTGTACCACCAATAAAGTTCCAACAAGCATTGTACGATACTGTTCCACTACCTCCTTGCTGATGCAAGAAAATACTGCCAACTTGTCCTACTCTAGCATTGGTAGGTCTAGCAAGAGTGTGTGCAGCAGTAACAGAAGTAAAGAAGTTTTGTGCAGTACCAAAGTTAAGAGATACAGAAGTAATGCCATTAATTGCCGTTGTTTCAACAGCAGCCGCCGCCGACTCTGTAAGTTGTAGCTGCCCTTCAAGCGATACATTACCACTTACACGAACAGTGCCAAGAAATCCTGAGTTACCTGTAATAGTTGCTGTGCTTAACAAGTTAGTTGCTCCACCCACACTAAGAGTAGATGCCAAGCTAACCGCTCCTGCAACTGTAAGAGTACCACCTACATTAGCATTACTTACTGAGGTTGCTCCGCTAACTCGTACTGTTCCAAGAAAACCAGCATTGCCAGCAACTGTAACTGTATCAAGTAAATTAGTAGCGCCACCAACACTTAGTGTAGATGCTAAACTTGTTGCACCACCAACTGTTAATGTACCACCAATATTTACATCGCCACTTACTGAGATGTCTCCATCAAATGTAATACCGCCAGTAGCAAATATAGTTCCACCAACAGAGACATTTCCTGCTACATCTAAATTACCACTTACAGATACTGCATCCTTAAAGATGCCTACACCTGCTACTGTAACCGTTGAAGCAAAGTTAGCTGCACCACCTACACTTAAAGTTGAAGCTAGGCTGACGGCTCCTGCTACGGTTAGTGTGCCACCTACATTTGCATTGCTTACAGATGTTGCACCACTTACGCGAACACTGCCTAAAAAACCAGTAGCTCCTGCTACAGTGACAGTGCTAAGTAAATTAGTTGCTCCACCTACACTAAGTGTACTATTAAGGCTTGTAGCCCCTGCTACTGTAAGTGTGCCACCAACATTTAAATCACCACTAACAGAAATGTCACCATCAAATGTAATTCCTCCAGTAGCAAATACCGTGCCGCCAACTGATACATTACCAGCAACATCTAGATTACCGCTTACAGATACATGGCTTTTAAATGTACCAGTTCCTACAACTGTAACCGTTGTTGCAAAGTTAGTAGCGCCCCCTACGCTAAGTGTAGAAGCTAGGCTTACAGCCCCTGCTATAGTTACCGTGTCTGCAAAGTTAGCTACACCGCCTACACTGAGACTAGAGGCTAGGCTAACTGCACCACCAACTGTAACAGTACCACCAAGATTAGTGTTACCACTAACTGATACATCGTCTTTAAATGTTGCTGCCCCTACAACTGTAGCTGTCGATGCAAGATTAACTGCACCACCAACACTAAGCGTTGAAGCTAGGCTAACTGCACCAGCAATAGTAACAGTGTCTGCAAAGTTAGCTACACCGCCTACACTTAATGTAGATGCAAGACTAACTGCTCCACCAACAGTTACTGTACCACCAAGATTAGTATTACCGCTAACTGATACGTTTGTTTTAAACGTGCTATCAGCTAAAAATGTTGCATTGCTACCGACGCTAAGTGTAGATGCAAGACTAACTGCTCCTGCAACTGTAAGAGTCCCATTAATAACAGCATTAGCACTAATAGATACAGCATCATTAACAACTAATGTGCCACCAATAGATACATTACCGCCAGCATTAATAAATCCTGATACAGAGATATTAGTTGTTACACCTAGTTCTGCTTCTACATTAGTTAAGTTAGCACCGTCTCCATAAAAAGCTGCTGCCGTTACATTCCCTACAACATTAGCATTACCACTAATACTAACATTAGTTGCAAAGTTAGCAACACCTGTTACATCAAGCACTGAACCAACTGATACTGAAGAAGCAGTATCTATTCTACCACTAACTGATACATCATTACTAAATGTGGACTTACTTGTAAAAGCAGCCGTGCCAGTAACTGCAAGAGTGCCGCCTACTGATACATTTTCATTTACATCAAGCTGGCCGCTAACAGATACGTTGCCTTCGATAATAGCATTACCAGCAATCGTTACATGCGTAGCAAACGTAGCCACACCTGTCTGTACCAGTGTGCCACCAATAGAAGCATTTGTACCAATGTTTAGATCACCGCTTACAGATGTGTCACCCTTTACAACTAGGCTACCACCAACATTAGCTCCACCAGCTACCGTAATTGAACTAACACAAATGTCTCCACCAACACTAGCTGTTAGTCCTGTAAGATTAGAACCATCACCATAGTAAGCAGAGGCACATACATTGTTACCAACAATTAAATTATTTTTAACTGTTGCTGTACCATCTACAAGAAACGCAGTCTGAGCAATAACTTTATTCGTAGCAACCTTTAGCGCAGTATTAGTTCCATCACCTGTTTGAACATACACAGAAGAAGTACTAACACCCTCGTTTGTGGTGCTACTATTAATAAGCAATAACTGCTTATATGTTCCTGAAATTAGTTTTCCTGTTAAGTCTGTCATATTAGTTGCCAATACTCATCTGTTGAATCCCAAGTGGTTGCTACTTGATCCCATGTTAAATTTCTGCCACCTGTGTCAGGTCTAGGATTACGTATCGCAGGGTTGTCCCGAACATCAGGAATGTGATTTTGTGGGTGATTTTTTAAATCAAAGTTACCCTCAAAATCTTCTGGACAAACAATAAGTCCATAACTATTTTCTTGCATAACTCTGTGAGGATATACAAACCCACAGATATCGCACATAGCTAGTGCGTTTTTATTACTTGCCATTACTTTTATTCCAAAGATCAAACAAGGTTTTTACTTTTTCTTTTATAATTTCTATATCACCGTGCATTTTAGCTAGTATAATAATTAAAGTAATTATTCCTAGAAATATAGGCCACGACTTTATAATAACATCTACCATAGTCATTATATGTATCCAAGTTTGGGTCGAACAAACATACTAGATCGTTCGCGGTCCTCCCGCATAGCTCTAGCTAGTGTTTCTTCATAATTAACTTTTAACATATTAATACGTTCAGAAGGAACTAAGGGTCGCTTCATAGACATATAGTAAGATAGTCCTGCTGTTAGGCAAGGAAAAAATCTTTTAGGTAAATCAGCGTTTTGCTCTGCTGACTTATTAACGTCTTGCAGTTCGCTAATTGTTTCTATTTTAAGAATGTCTGTAGAATTATCTGGAATAGGCCAAAGAGATAATGTAGGATTATCACGACCTCTACGAATAGAATACTGTGATGGTCGGCCTGTCTGTGTTTTATTAGGTATTAGTAAATACTCTTCAGGAGAAACGCGCTGTAACTGTAAGTCTGTACTATCTCTATTTAACACTACTTCAAGAGCATCAATAGTTGTAGAAGAAAGATCATAAGCAGTAGTAGAAGCCGTTACAGTTAAAGAAGATACACCAGTACTCCATAATAGTATACCACGGTTTTGCCAATCCTTCAACATAATATTTATAGAACGACGCGCAGATGCTGGCTCGTGACCGAGAGTATCTTCACCCCCAATCATTTCCATTGCTTCCTGAATAACCTCGTCAATGTCAAGATTAAAATTATATGTACCCGATACAGCCATTATGTTTTCCTATATCTTTTAACCTTACGCGCAATTCGCTTCGGTTGTTTTGAGTATTGCTTCCCCGCAGCAGTCGCTTTTCTCTTTGCTCTCGTGGTCGCAGCATATTCTTTTGACGACAGGGCTTTGATTGCTTTCTCTGGAAGGTATCTTTCTCCCGTCTTCTTGCTTGGTTTCCCTGATTTCGTGCGCCATTTTTGCTTACTCCACTTTGAAAGTTTATTGCTTTTTTTCTTTTTACCTTTGTAACTGCCGCCAGAATCTTTATAGTATTTAACAGCAAGCTGCATAGCTCTAGCAGAGTGTTTACCACCCATCTTAGCTTTAGCTCTAGCTTTTGCCCTAGCCCATTTGGCAGGATCACGTTTTGTAGCTGTACTACCTTTTTTTCTTTCTGCCATCAGTACCTCTTGAAGTTTTAAGAGCTTCTTTACCTTTTTTAAATATAGAAGCTACTTGTTTTTTTCCCATAACTTTTGCGCGTTGTTCGCCTACAGTTAGTATTTGTATTTTACGGGCATAGGGTTTATTTATTTTTTTAACTTTTGCAACCGTTGCTCTAGCATCTGATGGTGTAGCAAACTTTATACTTACAGTATCTTTAGGATTTTCATCTGTATAAAGTCTACGACCAGAACCTTTAGGTTTTTTTCCTGTGCCTACTTTAGGATCGCGCTTTTTAGGCATTACTTTTGATGTACTTTTTGAACTTCAAAGCTTGCTTTTTTGGAAGCACCCTTATGAGGAGCGTATCCACCGCGAGGATTTTTCATAAGCTTAAAGCCCTTACCAGACTTCATCCAGTGAAAACCTTTAGGAGCATCTACTGCTTTTTTCATATCAACCTCTTTTCTTTATACCGCGAACATACTTCTGGGACTTAGGTGGTCTTTTTTTAGAACCACTAGGGCCAGCCCAAAAAACTTTATTGGCCCAAAAAGCTGCACTTGTTTTTCCCTTGGCAATGTTCTTACCATGTCTAGCCTTAAAAGATTTACGTGCTTCGGGAGAATAATTATGTCCCATTTTTTGATCGCCAAAACGAATAATTTTAATACGACCTTTATCACGCACAGCAACCACAGCTTTTTTAGTAGGATGCTGTGGTGTACGCTTTGGTTTATTTAATCCACTTAATTTATAGCGTTTCAGTTTATTTTTTTCTGAATCAGTTAAAGACATTATTTTTTCCTACAATAAGTGTTCTTATATTTTTTTAGCATATAGTTAGAAAGTGCTGACCAGTACTCATTCCAATTTTTATAATCAGTTTCTACTGGACGTTCTATGTCCCAGTTTATTCCTACTTCGTAAGGAACATTGTCTATATCAGCTTCCACGGGTTTCTACACCAAACCCTCTACGTGCCGCACGTTTACGTCCTTTAGTTTTATTCTTTTTAGAACTACTTAAACGACCACCTTTTTTCATACCATAAACATCTTCATTCATATCAAAATCACTTTTGCCTTGTTTTCGTCTTTCAGCAGATGCTCGTTCTCCTGCTTGAAAAATAGAATCTAAACCACGTTCTAACATATTCATATCTTTACGTCTGTTTTTTTCAGAAAGATCGTACATTTTACTAGCATCAGGAGATGCAAATGCTTCTGCATACTCATCAACAGTTTGATTAAGTTTTGTAGCGCGTAATGGTGTATCTGAACCACGCCGAGTATTAGGTAAAGGAGGCGAACCAGCCATTAGTCCTGAAAATTTTTGTGAAGGTGTAGTTGTTCTTGCATTAAATGTACGATTGTTTGTCTTAGGCTGTCCCATTCTAGCTGTTCGTTGATTACCTGTTTCTGGAAAAACATCAGGATTTTGACTTAGAGTATCTCTGTTGTTTCTACCTGTTACAATTCTTGCTTTAGCTTTGTCTCGGTCACTTAACCCTGCTGAAGTACGATTTGATGCTGCAATACGTTCTGCTTGGTTTACAGCTTTTACAACAGGAGAAGATGATGCAGCAGCTAACATACCAGCAGACTTTTTATCCATATCTTGAATTTGTCTTTCTAGACGTTCCTTAACCTTTTGTTGAGAAGTTAAGTTTCGACCTGAAAGCTTGCCGCCTTTTATTTTTCTATTAACTCTGTTAAGGTTTTCTAGTAATTCTTTTCTTTCTGCAATTTTTCTATCTCTTGTTGCTTTAGCACTTCCTGGTTTTCTAGCCATTTTAAGATACTCCCTTATCTTTATAACAGGCAGCAACCATCTGCTCACCAACACTACCGCCATATTTACGATACATTGTATTTCCACCACCCATACGCTTCATAACTTTACCGCCGTATGCTTTTTGAGTAGGTGCTTTAGGTTTAGACCGAGGAGAAGGTTGTTTAGGTTTTCTAAGATCAGTAGTATACTTTTTGCCTTCAAACATAAAAGTTTTTTTACCTTCACGCCTAGCTCTACGAAAAGCTTTTTCAAAAGCAGTTTGTCCTTGTTTTTTTGTTGTAGGCTTTTCTGTTGCTTTAGCTTTAGCTTCTTCGTCACCTTTACTTGAAAGAGCAGCAGCACCACCTACAATTGCAGCAGTTCCTAAAGCGCCTGTTCTTGCTCTCTTAGCAGCTTTAGTATCAGCAGCACTTAAACCACTTAATTTACCAGTTTGACGATTTCTTACGGCTTTACCAGTTCTTCTTCCTTGACTACCGCCTGTAACCGCTACATTTGTAATATCTCTTGCTCTTTGACCTGTAGTTTTTTTGCCAGTATACTTTTTACCACCAAGAGCATCTAAAGCACCTTTAGCAAGTCTTCCTGCAATAGCCATAACTACTCTCCTGCTTTTTCAGTATAGATAACTTTTTCATCTATTGAATAGTCAACTACTACATTTTGAGGTGGACCCTTAACATCTGGACCTTTACGTGCAGCGCCATATCCCTGACCAGTAGGCTTACCATTGATTGCATCAAGGTCAGGAGGATACTTCAACAG